GATATTGCGTGGGTTGCGCTCACGCTCTTCTGCACGCTCTATGAATGCCCTTGCGGCTTCACCGTGCAATGTTGGGATAATCTTTACTGGTGTTGCCATCTTATATACTCTTTCTGGTATCTGCTGCAAAATTAAGAATTTTCTTCAAATTAACAAAGGAAATGGCAAGATTTCAGTCAAAAAGAAAGAAAATTGAGTCCAAATTGGCAGAAATTACACAAAACAGAATGAGAATTGGAGAAAAATCACTATCTTTGCAACGACTTGGGGGAGAAATCCTGAGTCGCAGATGCATAAGCTGATTATTTCGCACTTTACCGAAAGACCCGAGAAATCTATTTGGAATAGTTCGAATAAGAAGCAACGGGAAGTCGGGAACGGCATTCCATCCACAAATGTAGCTATGCACACGCCTATGGCGTGGAGCATTCTTATATGTGGAGAGGGGTTCCAAATTCTCGGGTCTGCCCCTTAGGTAAAGTGCATAAGGATGGCCACGCCATTCTTTTGTCCCTTATCTTTTGCATATATGAACATGATATAATTAAAGCTTATGGAACAAATAAAGAAATGCCCATATTGTGGTGAGGAGATCATGGCTAAGGCCAAGAAATGTAAACACTGTGGCGAATGGCTGGTTGATGCTTCTAAGGCTGCAGTTACGCAACAGCCAGTTAGAAAGGAGTCTTATTTTGGCTCCCAGTATCTGTATGACAAAGTATGGATAAATCTCTTATTCTGGGTAACTATAGCTGGAGCATTCATTCAAGCAGTTCACCAATCGGGATTTACTGTTAGTGAGTCTACAAGGTCTTATCTCAAGTTCATAAGATATGCTGGTGAGATTCCAGAGGCTGTTGGTGATTTCCTTTGTGCATTTGGGGAAATATGTTTCATCACTCTACTCATGAAAGTATTCTCAAACTTTCATAAACCTTTGAAAGGCTGGTTTGTTACATATATTGTCTTTGCAGTGATATTTTTACTTATCTCTTTACTGTCAGGAGAATCTCAGGATGAAACAGTTAGTTTGTCAGAAGCAGTATTGGGATTGGCTATCATCATACCAATACTTATTCCTATTATTTTGCTACCGATTATGATTGTATCCAACTATGAGGGAAACATTAAGACCTTAGGATGGGTGATGATTGGCTATACCATAGCCTCAATAATAGCAGGATTAGTTGCTAATTACATTGTACCCATTGCTGCATTCTTAATCATTTTCCTTATAGATTTCTTCTACTACAGATATCTTAGAGACACTTTGACAATAATCTAAAACAAGAATAAAGATGAGAACACCTTTTTATAATAACAAGAAATCAGTCCTACTTGTGATATCAATAGTGCTGATGATATGCTCTTGCAAAGACTCAGAAATTGCCAAGGACATGGAAGGAACGTGGAAGAGAAGTTATATTACGTCATACGAAGACGGGACGAAATCATATGTTGATGAGCAAATCTCTTTTCAGTACGATGCTGCGGATAATGAAAAAGACGGAGGGACTTTCATGGAGATGTGTACTGGACAGGAAGAAACTGATGAAGACGAAATCAACGCCAAATACAGATGGGTTAGCAAAATAGAGGGAACATGGAAAATAGAATTAGGCACTCTATATCAGCATTACAACCTATCTACCTTAGAGGTAGAAATAGGAAAGGATGATGTTGATTTGAAAATTAAGGATGAGGTATGGCTGTGGAATGATTGGGGAGACTTGTTAACAGCAGGTATTTATGCAAAACAAACTATCCATGAGAATCTTAAGAAAGAGACTTATAAAGAACTATTTCGTTCCTATAAGAGGCTTAACAACCAAAACAACCAGGATATTGGTTTTCCTAATGTTCAAATTGATGGCAGCGTAATGAGCTATGATACAGGTGACATGGGGAAAGTGAAGTTTTATCGCATAAAAGAAAGAAGCTCACAAAAAATAAATAGGAGGGATGGAGCCGCAGATAAGCCGAAACCGCAATCAGAAGAAAATGAAGATAATACGCCCATGAAATTATCAGTTAAGAAAGTGGAGTTCTGGAATAATGTGGAAGAGCAGGGCACTAATACCTATGAGCCTGAAAATATGATCGATGGGAACCCTGCCACTGCTTGGGCAGTGAATCTTGATAAGGTCGGCTTTGATAGTGATAAACTCTATGGTCCTATTTTTACACTGAACTGTAGGAAGTTGTCTCATGTTATTATTCGTAATGGATATGCCAAGAGTCAGGAGGTATATAGCAACAATGCACGAGCATTACGCATAATAATCAGTAATGCAGATAATGTAAGTGATGAGGATGAAGCAACATCCTACCTCTGTGAAGGGATTTTGGAAGATTCTCCTGATTTGCAGACTTTGAGAATAGCTTCAGATGCACCAAGCAATTACAACATACGCAAAGTTCAGATGATTTTTCCAATAGACGGATTGCGTCATGGAGTTAAATGGAACGATTTGTGTGTATCTGAGATTGAGTTTTACGGATACAAATAAAAAAAGATACCAATGGAACAAAAGACAAAGAAATGCCCGTATTGTGGCGAAGAAATCTTGGCAGTAGCCAAGAAGTGTAAGTATTGTGGTGAGTGGCTAAAGGAAGATCAGTCGAAGGATGCTCAGAAGCAAATGATTTCTTGCCCCATCTGTAGTGAGATGATTGAGGAGGGTACGGAGGTTTGTCCTCATTGCCATGAACATCTTACAAAGCAAAATAGTTCTATCCCGGTTGTCTCACAGCCGAAAAAGGCAAAGAAGAATGATGACGACACACGAAGTTTCTTCGACTATTATCTGTGGGATCCGTTCTTCCGCCATTATGCAGACTTCAAAGGAAGGTTGAATCGTAAGCACTATTGGATATCTATACTTGTGTGGATACTATCACTTGTTGCACTTGTTATAATGTATCCAATAGGCACTATTGTTCTAGCACCACTATTCCTCGTTGCATCAATTATACCATTATATGCAACGGCAGCAAGAAGAATGCGTGACGGTGATTCTGTTCCTGGTCTCATGGGATGGATTTCATTGTTCTTCCCATCAATCCTATGGTGGCTAGTTAAGCCAACAGAACCAAGACTGGAAGAAATAGAAGAAATACCTGCTGATATACCGCAGACTGTCAAATTCAAAAAGTATGATAAAATCGTGTGTGCTGCATATGTTTTGCTACTTGTGATAGGATTAGTTGGTTGGAGGGTACTCTATAGTGATAACATAAGGAACGAAGCCTCTGTGCCGGATGAAGTGGAAAATATTAGCGATGAGGGTAACGCGGTAGATGAGAATACACAAAAAAAAGTCAAAGAAGCGTATCTTGATTTTCTGTCGAAACTTGATGCAATGGACGAAGATCAAGTTTTTGGTCGATATTTCCTTTTCGACATAACTGGTGATGGTATTCCCGAACTATGGATTGAGTCTGGAACTTGTGAGGCTGACCATGCCTTGTCTGTCTATACCTACGACGAAAAACTGTCAATTCTTGATGCAGGAGAGGAAGGGAATGCAAGCCATTCTGGTTTCTGCAGAGGCGACGACTATATACTTCAAGTATGTGGACATATGGGGTATCAAGCATGGAGCAAAATTACATACAGTAATAGAAAATTAAAGTGTGAAGTTGTATTTGAGGAGGATTTGAGTGAGACTGGAAAAGATGATTATACGGAACCGTCAGAACCTGCAGTTGACTCGTATCCTTTTGATGACACAGAGCCTGTCGTTACAATGTTTGACCACTTTTAGACAATCTATGTGAGTAAAAATGATGACGTATGAAACTGTATACAATTATACCCCTTTTCATTCTGACACTATCTCAACAAGGTGCTACAGAACAGGAAAAGAAGAAAGTGAATTACTATTGTGAGCAGTGCGGACAACGATACAGCAACATCACAACTTTGACGGCGGGCAATTGTCCCAGACATCCTGACGGAGCATACCAAGGTAAGCATAAACTATACGAAGGGACAGAGAAAGTTAAATACACCTGCAAAAACTGCGGGCAGCAATACTCGTCGATACAGGCAATGACATCAGCAAACTGTTACCGCCATCCTGATGGGGCTTACAAGGGCAAGCATAAGCCTGCATTATAGGATTTCTTTTATAGAGTTAATACAAATTAAATGAAATAATCATGATTATGGAACAAGAAACTAAGAAATGCCCATATTGTGGCGAGGAGATTATGGCTACGGCCAAGAAATGTAAACATTGTGGAGAGTGGCTTGAACAGACTCAATCTGCAACAGAAGAAAGCAGTGTATCTGGGACAGTAAATGAGATGCATGAACAGCCTGATGAAGAAACTGTTCAAATATCTACAAGAGAGAAAATTTGTCGTTATTTAGGATGGGCTTTTTATGCTTTGGCTGTTTTAGATTTCGCTCTTGGAAACTTTGGAAACATTGACATAACGGGGTTTAAGTATTCCCCAGTAATATTTGGCGCAATTGGATATTTGATCAGTCGATATGGCGGTAATGTAAGTGACGATGGTGATGAATAATAATGTTTGGTTATAATAATATAGTAGAGATGAAAAAGGAATTGTGCTATTATGTGATTGTCGTTTTGTCAGTCATCACTTTTGTTAGTTGTGGAAACAAGTCTGTCCCTAATGCGTACATTGGCAAATGGGATATGACCAACGACAAAGAGAGTAGTGTTCAAAAAGTCATAGAAATAAAAGAAGGAAATGTCTTTGTTGAAACATGGACAATTTATGACGATGACGGGAATCTGTATGGTGAAGTAGAAATACAAGGAAGGTGCGAGTTCCCATCAACGGAAGGTGTAGTCAATGACCATGCATTGTGTCTTGTCTATGACTTAGAGAGTCTTTCAGACCCAGAAGGAATTCTTGAGACATTTGAGATGGAAGACTATTTCAAAAATGAAAACGAGAGTTATGAATCTGCGAAAAGAAAGGGACAAGTCTATGGATTTCAGGATGCCTATATTAGTGGTTCAACATTACATTTTAAAGGAGGACAGTGGAAACTTATAGACGAAGCAATGGAAAAACTATTGGAGGGTTCCAACTGATATTAGTTCCCCACTTATCGGGGGACGTGCCAATTTGACACGTCCCTCAGTTTGTCTACCTTCGTAATCCTCTCCGTTGTTCTTGCCCCAAATTGAACTGCTCCCTAAACCATTGGGCAAAGGGTGTACCGTTAATGTGTAAGAAGAGAAAACGTTTCTCATCCACTATCACTTGTGCCGTGACGTTATTGGCAAGTGCATTGCGCCTGTATTCGTTTGAGTGAAGCCACCCGCTATAATTGATGCGCTGTCCGTGTAGTAGTTTGTCGGTCTGTTCCTCGTTGAAACCACAATCATCTATAAGCCTTATCTAAGAGACGCTTCAAGTTGCTCACCTCCTGCTGGTGCTGCTCATTGGTACGGTTGAGTTCCCTTGCATGATTGTCCTTCATCTTCTGCATGTCGGTGTGGAGTCTTTCAATCTGTCCGTTCAACTCGTCCACCTCCCTATGCAGTTGGGCATTCTCTTTCTCCAGTCGGTTTACCTTGTTGCCGCCAAGAAGAGAATTCACTCCGTTGAGTACGCTGGTGGCAGTCTTCGTGGCAGAGTTCTTCAGTTCCTCCGTCTTGGCCTCTGCTTTGATACGGGCAAGGTCTTTCTTTGCATGTTCTGCCTCGGCTATCATCTCTCTTGCCTTTTCCTGCTCATCCAGCAGTTGGGTGATGTTTGCCTGTAAGTCCTCACCCTGTGCAATGAGACTTCTGTAATACTCATGTGTGGATATATGCTGCGCTTCCGAGCCTTTGATGCCTCGTTGCAGTCCGTATGCCGCCATCTGCTCAGCGTATGTGTCTTGATAGTATATCAGGTTGGCACGGCTCATCACCTCGTCAGCACACAGACGGGGTGCAGGTGCCTTCGTCCTGTATCTCTTCTTGGCGGTCTGCTCCTTCTTCTGCTTCTTGCGCTCCGTCTGCACAATCGGGACGATGGTGGCATGGATATGCGGTGTTTCCTCATCCATGTGCAGCACTGCCGAAACGACGTTGGCCGCTCCGTATGTCTTGCGGAGCCAGTCAATATTGTCTTGGCACCATTCATCCAGTCTGCCCGTCTTCTCTATCTGCTCCATGTCAGCATGAGTACCAGTGAGTACGATGCGGATGGCCTGTACCTGGTTCTTGCCTATCTTGCGCTTCAGTCCTGCCGTATCAAGGCGGTGCTGGATGGCAGCTGTCCTGTTACGGACACCATCGGGGAACTGTATGAGTTCTCGGTTAAGGTGTGTCCGACTTGGGGTGGCATTCTTCGGCTGTATGGTTCTCTCGATGTGGGCAGACATGCCGCAGTCCGCTCCCTTTGCTTTCTCTAAGTGTAATACTGCGTATCCCATTCGCTTGTTAAATATTATTCGTTTGACATTTCGTTTCGCTTGCCTCTCGCTTCTGTTCGTATTCGGCTCCAGCCGACGCTCTTGGCAGGGTGTCCAGAGGGGTGCAACACCTCGGCCTATTGGGGATTTTTAGCACAAACTCTGTTGTGCGGCTCGGAAAATCCCCTAATAGGCTACGGTATTTTCCGCCTGTGGGAAATACCCGTTCCTGCGCCAGCATCAAGTCCGTCGTACATTGCTGTACCGTGTGTATCCTCCGCCCTGCGGATGACGTACTCCCCGATAAACTGATGATTTGATGATAGGCGTATGCAAGCGTTTGGCAGTCAGTCGGATAGTTCTTCATCAATCGCTCATCAAATGGCTCACCAACAAGAAAAGAAGAAATCGCGTCCGTTCTGTCTTTCTTTTCATCAGTAATGCATCCCTGATGAGGGAATGATGAAAGCGCAAATCCCTTGTTATCAGCGTTTTCTATCTTCATTCATCAATTCATCAAAAATCTGAGGGTTATACTTCCAATAGTTTTTCTCTCTTGATGGTGTAGTACCGTCCTACCCTCGTCACAGGCCGATAGTGGCTGTTCTGGTTGAAGTTCTGCTCGTAGGTCGTATAGGTCAGCGAGTTGGATGCAGGGGTAAGTTTCCAGATGTCCTGTACCACCTTGCGGACTTGTCCCTTCTCCACCTTCATCATAGAGCCTGCAAGAAGGGGCAGCACGTCATTGAGGCAGAACGAAACGCTGTCCACCTCCATATTATCCATTATCTCAAGGAACAGCTCACACATCTCTATCTCCAGTCGGTTGCGGTTGCTGCGGATGATGGTGCGCAGGGCTTCCGTCTGTATCAGTTGCGGATTGAACCACATACGGCTTTCCCTCTGGGTGGAGAGTTGGCGAGTGGTCAGATAATGGAGGAATGCGGGTATCTCTACCGTGAGTTTCCGTAGGAAATCGGTATCGTCGCTTTCCAGATGCGAAATCCTGCGTACCCAGTAACGTGTCTCCCCTGCATCGATGATGACAGGCAGATGCTCGTTGTTGGAGCACAGCACGAACTTGGAGAAGAAAGGAATCTCGTCACGGTCTTTGCCCTTTGCCTCTACCTTATAGTTGAATGTGGTGCTGAGGTTCTTCAGACGTTCTGAATCCTCACGTCGGTTAAGCAGCACCTCGTCCACCATGATAAGCAGTTTGCCAGCCCAGTCGGAATTGAACTGGCTGCGGAAGTCCTCGTTAGTGTTGAACGTGACATTGTTCTGGAACACGGCCTTTAGGAAGTTCAAAAAAGTGCTCTTGCCTGTATTGCGCTCCTCAGACACAAGCAGGAGTATGGGCAGTTTCTGGATGGGCTGCAGGTAGAGCAGTTGCAGGTAGTCCATCCCCAACTCGTATTGTTTCCCAAAGATATGCTGCACAAGTGACTGGATGCTGGGGAATGTGCCTTGCATCGGCTTGTGGCTGATTGGCTCGTAGAGGTTGAGGAACTTGCCGACTACGGGCTGGTAGTCCAGATGCTGGGGTATGGTGCAGAAACCGTCATACTTGGGAACACTCGCCATATAGTCCTTGCCGTAGTCCTGCCGTAAGGTCTCGATGTTCCAAGGTATGCGCTTCTTGATGTACCCTCCGCTAAGGCTGGGCTGGTTGACGATTTTGTAGAGCGTGGTGCCTACACGGATGAATTGTTCTTTCTCTTCTTGCTGGTCTTTTGTCATAAGCAATTGTTGCTGGTCTTTTGTCATAAGCAATTGTGTTTTGTAAGTGAATATTTGTTGTTTATCTCTTTTGGGGGTAAGTACGTAAGAACGGTAAGGTGGATGGATAGACGATGGTGTGCAGGACTGCCTGCCGTCCCGCACACCAAACTATCCTCCAACTTTCCGTTACCCGTCTGTTCCCTCTTTTTTCTTTGTCAGTTTCCTGTGCCACTCATTTCGGTAAGGATGACCTCAAACGGCTTGTGGTTGCGCTCAATACGCTCCATTAACTCCCTGCGGACTGCCCTTGTCTGATAGGAATTAAGGCGGAAGGCAAGCAGCATAACGACCTCCATATTATATACGGTGACATAAAGGTTGTCTCTCTTCTTGATTGTCCGCTCTGCCTCGTAGGGTTTTACAAGTTCCTCTTTGTAGAGGGCTTTGATGGCGTTTCTCAACTTGGGAATGAACACTCCAAACAAGTCCACCAGTTCGGACTCGCTCATCCAAATCTCTCCACTCGGTATAGTCAGTTCAGTGTACTCACTATACTCACTCCACTTGATGATGTTTCTCTGTTCCATGTCTCTATGCTATTTTGATATTGTTGAATGATGCGTTTAACTTGCCAGCCAACATTGTGAGGTCGTTATCCAGTTTCTGTGTGGTGATGCGGGCGTAAATCTGTGTTGTGACGATGTTGGTGTGTCCCAATACTCGGCTCACGCTCTCAATGGGCATTCCATTGGTTAAAGCCATCGTAGCGAATCCATGCCTTGCGCAGTGAGCCGAAATGGGCTTGTCAATGCCACACTCCTTCATCACTGGCTTCAACTTCTTGCAGATACTCCATCCCGTCTTATGACGCTTGCCGGCAATCCATTTCTCACCGTTCACCTCCACGATGTTGTCCGTAGTCAGTTCCTTCAAGTCCACGAACGACAGGGCGGTGAAGTTCATGAATACGAAGAGGTCACGGACAAAGGCAAGATTACTGTCCTCAAACTCGTGAGCCATCACCGTCTTCAGTTCTTCCTCTGTCAGGAATGTGCGTTCCTTGCACTTGGGGCTGATGTGGAATTGCGCGAACACGTTGCGTTGTATCTTGCCGTTGTCATGGGCACGGCCTACGACTCCTTTCAGATGCATACACGACAGCCAGATGGTGGACTTGGCTAAATGGCGGTCATTGGCAAGGTAAACGGCAAACTCCTTGATGAAGTCGGGCGTGAGTTCCTGCATGGATATATCCGTACGACGGAAATTCATCTGTAGGAAGTCGGCCACATAGTTCCTCGACCTCACTTGCAGTTTGTATGTTCCCAATGCCCTGTCCTTGCCGACGCGACGTTTCAGACTCTCGCAATCCTTGTCAAAGGCTCGTAGCAAAGTCTC